CCTGCGCGCGATCAGCCATGTCATGGTCCATCTCCATGAACGACTTGAGCGCGTGCTCGGCCACGTCGAGCGCCTGCAGCGAGTTCTCGTATGTCTCGCCGCCTCCAGCGGTGTCGTCGGGCGGCGGCCCGGCATCCGGCGGTGGGCCACCCATGTCGGGCGGTGGCCCTCCGGGGCCTCCACCGAGTACATCCATCAGGCTCATGCTGTCCTCCTCTGTTTCTCCCAGGGGTAGAGGCCGGTCATGCGGCGACGCTTCTTGAGCGGCGCGCGGTAGCGGCGCTCGTGTGTGCCGTAGAGGCGGTACATCTCCAGCGCGATCCCGAACGCCATCACGCGGTCGTCGTTGGAGCCGTCCTGGGCGCGAGGGCTGGGAAGCGTCCTCTGCCTGACGAACGTCCTGCACTCCATGATCAGCGAGCGCGGCAGCTTGGGGATCGTGCGCTCGCGAATCGCCTGCTCGATCTGGTTGATCACCTGCGGGCGCGTCTTCTGGTTCATGGGGAAGCCGAAGTTCGCGAGCTGATGCGCGTCGGGCCGGTCGCCGATCGTGTGCCGGTAGAGCTTGGGGTAGTGCGGCCTTCCCTTCCTGCCGTCCCGCAGGCTGATGATCACCGGCTCGCCGAAGCCACCGCCCATCTCGATCGCGATGCGGGCGCTGCCGTACCAGCGGCCCAGGTAGTGGAGCTGCTCGGCGTACTCGTCGGCGTCGATCTTGGCGTGGAACTCGGCGGCGATTGCCATCGAGCTGAGGTCGATCACGTAGGCGCACGAGTAGTCGAGGCCCCGCCCGGTCGCCACGTCCGCCCCGATCGCGTAGGCGTGCTCGGGGTTGGGCTTCGCGTAGACGCGGATCCAGCCGAAGTCCGAGTAGTGGGTCTTGGCCTTGCCGCCGGTCTCGTTGACGTGGAAGCGCATGCGCTTCTCCTCGGGCAGCCAGGCGTGCTCGGAGTACCAGGCCAGCGCCTCCAGGTCGAACCAGCACTCCCCCGTGTTGATGAAGGCGTCCTCGGGGTTTCTGGGGAACTGCTCGGCGCGATCCGCGCTCGGAAGCGCTCTGGCGTGGGTCTGATACCACTCCTCGTCGCGCTCGGGGTGGAGGTCCCAGGCCAGGAACTTGCCCTTGATCCCGTAGCTCTCCTGGTTGACCCAGAGGTGGTGGAAGAAGTTGCCCTCACCGGTCAGGGGGTTCGAGATCCCGTTCGCGGTCGAGATCACCACGAGCTGGCCGCCGTTGTCGGCGGTGGGGAAGAGCGCCTTCCAGGACTCTTGTGCGTACTCGTGCCGCGCGTACTCGTCCAGCAGCACGATCGTGGCGGTCTCGCCGTGACCGGCGCGGCGCGTGGAGGGGAGTCCGACCACACTGGAGATGCGCCCGTCAGGGAAGACGAACTCGATCAGCGTGGTCGGCCGCGCGCCGCGCGTCGGCTTTTGGATCTCGGACTCGAAACGCAGGTGGTCGGGCAGGCTCGTGTACATGTCGAAGAGCCGGTTGACCACCTTGATCGCCTCGTCCTCGTTGATCGAGACGATCAGCGCCCTGGTGCCGGGCATCGTGATCAGCTTCCAGAGCGCGTAGCCGGAGGCGAGCCAGGTGATCCCGATCTGGCGGGCCTTCAGCACCATCGAGAGCGGGTTTTTGATCCACTCGTCGAGCACGCTCCGCTGCCAGTACCAGCCCGCCTCGGGATCGTTGAGGGTGAAGGCGAAGTGCTCGCCGGTCTTGGGGTCGACGCACTGGACGTGGTCGAGCAGCCCAGCCGGATGCTTGAGCGCGGCCTCACGCTCACCGCTCTTCTTGGTGTAAGCGATCCCGAACTTGACGAGCTTGTCGGGGTCGACGTGTGGACTCTTGCGCAGCCACTTCTCGATCAGCTCGGGGTCGGTCTCGGGGTACTCGCGCTTGAGCCGCTCAAGCAGCTCCGGGTCGATCTCAGTCGTTGTCAGGGGTCCTCCTCAGCAGCAGCCGTCGTAGCGGCCCCAGGGGGCGTGACAGCCGAACCGCCGCCAGAGCAGCCAGGCTCGATAGTGCTGTTCGGCGGCGGTTGCGCGCCAGGCCGAGCCGTACCCACCGGCCTCCCTCCAGCCATCGAGCATGCCGTAAAGGTTCGTGCTTGCCCGTCCGTTGCCCGACTCGCGGACACGGACGCAGGTCATGTAGCTGGAGTACTTCCACCAGGACGGTGGCTCCGGCCAGCGCTTAGCCTGGGCTGGGATCGCGAGGACAAGGGCAACCACAGATGCGGCCAGCACCTTCACGGGCGACCTCCTTGATGGCTTACGCTGTCAGTCGCAGATGTCTACGGACTCGAATCCCAGTAAACGGCAGGCAAGCACGTTCCGCTACAGGCTCCCCGTTGTTCGCTGTAGCTGTGGCCGCGACTACACGCAGCCGTCCCCGACGCTGCGCTGTATGTGCGGACAGGTTGTCGCCCTACAGAACGAGACGACCGAGAGTTATCGGCGGGCCGTCGCGATCCTCGCAGACGAGGCAGAGGCGTACCTGTCGGCGGTAGGGGATGAGGACGAAGGTGCTGCTCGTATCGCATGGGCGGTTCGTCGCGTGAGGGAGTCGAAGTGACCCTGCCGGACTCGAATCCCAGTAAGAGTTCGATAGCCCTACGCCGAACAGCACCCGACACTGAGTTCTCGGAGAAGTTCGTCCAGGGCATGATCGACCGCGTCGCGGTGAGCTTTTACAAGTACGGTGCTGCCGCCGACAACTACCCCGCGAGGAAGAACGCGCTCGCGTCGTTGCAGGCTCGCCTCGATCTCTACCTCTCGACGGGGAACACTGAATACCTGATCGACGCCGCGAACTTCGCGATGTTGGAGTTCATGCACCCGTCGCTGCCGGACGCGCACTACACGCCGACAGACTCATCGGGGTCGCCAGGATTGGTTGAGAGATGACCCAGCCGGACTCGAATCCCAGTACTACTCCGCAGGCTTCGTCTGCGCGTCCTTGAGCGCCGTGCTCACCGTGCCCGCACAGTCGGCGCAACAGTAGACGTACTGCTGAGTCGGCTCGCCGTAGACCTCGGCGTTGATGAACGTCCAGCCGATGCGGTCGTTGGCGGGCAGGTCGTTGCCGGGGCAGGCGGCGTTGTCGCAGACGATGTGGAGGACTTCCTCCTGAGTGACGGGCATGGCTCTCCTTAGGCTCGACGAACGGGGATGCGCGTGCGCGGAACGCTGGCGACGGGCACGTACGGCTGCTGTCGCTGGCTGTACGGGTTGACCCTGGGACCGGGATACCAGTTCCCGAGGCCGTAGACCCAGCCGCCCGTCTCGGGCGCGTTGCGCTTGCCGATGAAGAGATCGCCCTCGACGCCGGGGCCTCTGGTGGGATCACCCCAGCTCCAGCCCGAGTGCCCCCAGCCGGGGTCGTTGGCGGTCGGCGCCCAGGCGCCCGACTCGCCGATCTTGCCGAGGAAGCCGGGATTCATCCACGCCTTCGGCAGCCGTCCGCCCGGCAATGTCATCCAGACAGGCGGAAGCGGCCAGGGGGAGAAGCGCGGGTCGAGCGGGTTGAAAGCCACCTAGCGCTTCTTCTTCCGGCGCTGCTCGCTGAGGGCGATCGCCACAGCCTGCTTTTGGCTCGTGACGAGCGGCCCCTTCTTCGAGCCGGAGTGGAGCTGCCCCTGCTTCCACTCGTGCATGACCTTCTTGACCTTGTCGTTCTGCTTAGGGGTGGGGTGGCCCTTGACGCTCGCGGTCCTACGCTTGGGGGGCTTCGCGCTCATGGCGCCGGGGTGTCCTCGTAGCTGAAGTAGACGACCTCGGAGACGTTGCCGTCAGGATTCCTGACCTGAACAGCGACCGTGCCTGGTGCGAGATCGTCCCTGCCCAGCTCGTCGAGCCGAGCAGAGACCTCGGTTTCGTCGTTGAAGGTGGTCGGCTGGCGCAGATCGCCCCAGAGGATCTCGGCGCCCTCGACGAAGCCGCTGCCGGTGGCGATGATGATCTGGGGCGGCATCGTGTAGACGGCTGAAGCCGGGTTGAGCGAGTCGAGCTGGGGGCCTGTCTCGACCGCAGACGGGGCCTCCTTGGTCTGACCGATCTGAGCAAGGACATCTCCGGAGGAGGAGTCCTTCACATACAGCGTGCCCCGCACCACCGCCACGGCCCCGGCCGCGAGCGTGACCGCGTCCCCCTCACTCTTCGCGCCGCCGATCACCGTCCCGTCAGAAGTCTCGATCGTGAACGGGTGCTGCACGGTCTGCTTGATCGGCTCTTCGCCGCTCACTTCACCCTCCTCAGTCTGGGGTTGCGCTTCTTAGCGGCCGGGGACGCCCTGCGCGTCGACGCGGCGAGAATGGCCCCCGCCCGCTTCTTCGAGATCCCCTGCTTGGCGGCGATCTGGCTCTGGGCCGCCTTGAAGCCCATGCCCTTCTTCGACCCTGCCATTGCCTGCCTCCCGATTGATTTGCTCGATCTGCTGCTCGAACTCGTGGATCGCCTGCACCGCCTGCTCGGCGTTGAAAACAGTCACGACCTGCGCCACCCGCTCGGCGACGATGCGGTCTCCGTCACGCTCGATCGCGACCGACTGGATCAAATACTTCAGCGGTTCTAGGGTCATGCAGCCTCCAGAGCGGCGATGCGCTCGTTCAGGTGCTGGACGGTCTGGACGAGCGCGGCGCAGAGCGCGTAGAGGTCGACGAAGCGTGCGTGGCCTGCGGCCTGCGGTA